TAGTGGAGAAGCCCCTTCCAACACTATAGTTGCTAAAGCAGACGGCGGTGTTGGCATTGGTAAAGCAGCTACTACAGGGTATAAATTAGATGTTAATGGACCGTCATTATTTGCCGATGCTATTACATTATCAACAACTACCGACCAAATGCTAACATTTAATGCCACAGATAGTTCTTGGGCATATATGGGATTTGCATGGAATGGATCAAGAAGAGCATATTTTGGATTAAATGCTTCTGGCAATATAGAAATGGGTAGTGATAGTTCCAGTAACATAGTTCGCTTTGTTTCATTTGGTAGTTATAATTTTGACAATTTAGTAACTATCAGTAATTCAACTGGTGGCAACAATGGATTATCACTTTCAGGAACTGCTCCAACAATCACGTTCCGCGATACAGACCATCGTACAGGGTATATACATGTAAATAGCAATCTATTTTATGTGTTGCCTGGTGCAGTAAATGCTGCGCCTGGAGCATGGTCACAGGTCGCAAATAGTAAATGGCCACTAACAATTGATTTAACAAATAATAATGCAGCATTTGGTGGTAATCTTGATGTTTCTAGTGGTATTATTACTTCTGCAGGAGGTATGCAACTCAGAACATGGCCAGCAGATACTTCTTATGGTGCATTAAGACACAGTACTGGTACAAATAATGCAGACTATATGGTTCTCAGTAGAAATGAGCACACATTTATCTCTGCTAGAAGTGGATATGGTGTTTATGTTCGTGCTGGTGGTAATGGACAAACTGGTTTATTTGTAGACTCAAGTGGTTATGTAGGTATCAGAACAGAATCTACTAGTTCTTCTTATGCATGTCAAGTTGGTGGTGCTATCAACATTCAAGGTGAAATTTATAAAAATGGTGTTTTATTTAGCCCATTACCTGCTCAAAGCACAGCTACAATTGGTGCTACACTCAAGAGTAATGGCACAAGCGCATTCTGGGAGATTGATTTATCAAGTCAATATGCAACTGCTTTTACTATCACCAGAGGATATACAATGGCAGGTTATAAAGACGCAGCTTCATGGAAGAATGTAAACTCATTAAACCATTCTACAAACTCTCAAACGAATCTAGGTGACCTTCTATCATTCAGTGACGGTTATTGTGCAGGTGCTCAAAATCTTAATATGATTGCATACGTTTTCACAACTGCAAATAGCTGGGATGGAACATCAGCAACCGTGTCTAAAGTTAATATGAATACCAATGTCAATGCTGGAACAACGTCCGTTAACAGTGCGAGAAATAGAACAACATTGATGAGAAGAGATTTCCAATTCGCATATGTATATGGTGCTGGTGGCGCACAACCAAGCAAATTTAATTTAACAAATGATACTTCAGCATTTGCACCAAATGGTAATCCAGAAGGTAACGTTAATAACGCAGCTGGTGGTTATGGTGCTATATATGGATGGACTAAGAAGAGTAATGGATATTACTTCCCATGGGCAACAGAAACCTATGCGGGTTGGAATAGTCCTCCTGCAACAGATGGCACTAACAAGACAATTTCTGCAAGAAATAACAGAGGTTATTGGAACACTGGTGGTGGTTATTCAACAGGCAATAACTGGTCCAAGAGAACTATGGATACTGGTACTGAAATTGCTAGCATTTCAAAACCAGCCGCCACGGGTGAGGAATCGCTACATACAGGTATGTCTAATGGATATATGTGTGGTATGTATAATGGTGCTCAGAATAACCAGGGTGGCATCATGAACTATACTGCTGATACATTCACATTTAATGCTTCTGTTAATAGAGTAGGTCCAAGTGGATCTGCATCTGGTGCTGGTACAGAATTCGGTACAGTTACTGCTGGTTACACAGGTATTTAAAGGAGATTTTCTACAATGAAATTGTATTTCTTATCTAACGACGAACAAGGAATGAATAAAATGGGGACATTTATTCCTTATGGTAATATATTAAATTGGACATCTTTTTCTATAGAAAATTTTGAATTAGCAAATTTAAAAAAATATGTATCTAATTATATTGAATTAGATAAAGATGTATCTATATTTGGTTTTAGATCTTTTGGCGACACTCGTTCATACATCAAAGTTTCTGCATCCGATTTGGGTGATTTAAAAGAAATACAAGAGTTTGAAGAAGAAACGAGCAAAGAATACTATCAAAATGTTTTTAAAGATAAAATCAGAATACCTATGTCAGAAAAAAGATTTAGGTGTGTTGTAGATGCAATGAAAATAACTGCAAAAGTTGTTATTGAAGAAGAATTTAATAAAAGATACAATAAACTATTGTCGTTATCATCTCCATTAGAAAGAGAATGTTGGCAATATCAAATTGCAGACGAAGAGTTTTTGACTAAATTATCAGAAGCAAAACATATTCCAATTTCAGATTTAAAAACAAATATTAGAAACAAAAAAGATGAATTTGATAGCGCAGTTAAAGATTTATATCTGAGATGTCAAAGAACAAAACAACTATTTTATGATGTTAATACTATTGCAGAATTATCTATTTTATACGAAGATTATTTTTCAATTCCTATGCATACCGAACAAGCAAGACATTGTGGGAGGCTATATATGAAAGAAGACGGAACACTTTATAGGCAACCAGTCGGACAAGGATTTAATTTTTAATTTAATATTTGATTATTATGGCAGTATCAAAAGACGAAGTTATTCAAATTGCAGAAAAATGGCGTTCTGGAATGTCAGCAGAACAAATCAATTTTTTTGTCATGAAATCTCATGTAACAAAAGATAGACAAATCAAACAAGCATTGCTTGAAATAGAGCAAAGGTGGCATAATTTGCAAAAAATTGAAATTCAAAATAAAAGAACTCTTTTAGAAATTAAAAAAATAACTAAAGAATTAGAAGAAGCAACTGATGAATTTGAAAGAGAAAAACTTTTGATTGAACTCGAAGATTTAGAATTAGATAATAATCAATACAAAAGAAAAAGAGTTGGATTAGAAAATGAATTTAACACCTTTGTTGAGTATGTGCAAGAATTGGGGATGACTGCTGAAGAAATTGAATCTCATGTAGATTATGATCCAGAAGAAGAAAGAAAATATTGGATTGCTAGATTAGGAAAACAATCTGCTATAGATTTAATTACAGGTGGAAGAGTTGGTCATGGCAATTTAGATTCAATTGCTATGCTTCCTGAAGAAGACCAAATATCTGCTCTTCGCGTGGCAGTTCAATATTCTGGATTGCTAAATGTTAGTGTCAAAAAAATGCAACAACAATTGACACCATACTTAGAACAGTTAGATAGTTCAGAAACAATAACTCTTCCAACTTTTCACGGTATAGAAGATAATTTAGAAGTACCATTATTAAATCAATTAAAAGAAACCAAGCAGTTAGAATCAAAAACATTTCCAAAAAATACACCATTAAAACTTTCATATAATCCTAATATTTAATTTTGTGGATGCTATACTATGAATCATGACAAAAGAGTTTTCAGTTTACCGATAAATCCAAAATTATCAAGAGAATTTGTAGACGAAAAATTTATTCCTTTCTTAATAGAACACAAGGATTATATTTTTGATTTATATTTTACATGCAGAATGCCGCCATTCGAGCAAGATGCCATGGGAGATATTTTTGTTAAACCTCAAGAAGTTACAATGAATGCATTGTATATTTCACAAAAAACTGGTATTCCATTGTCTGCTACGTTTAACAATATATTTGTTAGACCAGACCAAGAAAATTTAGATTTGTTTATTAAAAATTACAAATTTGTTTACGACGCTGGCGTTAAGATAGCAACAATACCACATACTTCGTGGATTTTAACAGGTCAAATTCAAAAAGAATTTCCAGAATTATTCATAAAAAATACCATTTTAAGAGAAGTAACAAGACCAAACGAAATTGTTTCTCTAGCAAAAGCAGGATTTCACTATATCAATTTAGATAGAGATTTAATGCGAGATAAAAATCAACTTCTTGCAATCAAGGAAGCAAAAGAATATTGTAAATCTATAGGCAAACCAGTTAAATTATCATTACTAGCAAATGAGAATTGTTGGGGAGGATGCCCCATTATGCCAGAACATTATCATTATAATAATTCTAGAAAAATAAACAATCCAGAATACTTTGGTGATGCAATAAGTAGAATATCTTGTTCTAAATGGGATGTACTAGATTCATCTTCTTCTTTAAAAGCAGCAAATATACCACCATGGAAAGAAGATTGGGATGAATTTATTGATTTGGGAATTGATGTTTTTAAAATGCACGGAAGAGAATCTGCTATTAGATTTGAAGAGTCTATGAGTATTATCAAAAAATATGCAAATAACGAAGAAATATTATTTTCTAACTTTGATGAATACATCCATGATATTCATATAGAAGATAGACCGATTGATATTTGGAGAGAAAAAATTAAAACATGTAAGTTTGATTGTTGGAAATGTAACTACTGCGAATCTGTAATTGAATCTCGTGTCAAAAAATATGATAAAAAATTACATCCTTATGTAACTCATGTCATAGAATCATTTGAAAATTCTGGTAAATCTATTTCTAAATTTGATGAAAATAATTTCAATATAGAAGGATTATCATCAAATCGTGTTAGACATTTTTTAAATAATCTTTGTTCAATAGAGAATGCAAAATATTTAGAGTTAGGTTCATATACTGGTAGTACATTTATTCCTGCTTGCATGAACAATAATGTAATTGGATTTGCAGTTGACACATATAAAAATGATATCGCACCTGCTAGACTTGATATTGCATGGGTAGGTAATTCAAAACCAAAAAATACTCTGTTATCAAATATCAAAAAATATAAATTAAATGCTAAACTCATAGAGCAGCAAATTGAAAATTTAAAACCAAAACATTTAGATAACATCAAACCTAATGTTGTTTTCTATGATGGTAGTCACGAATATTATAATCAAATAAAGTGTTTAAAAACTATTTTAAATTTAGTTGAAGATACATTTATACTGGTTATAGATGACGCTAATTTTGATAGGGTAGTGGAATCCGTAAAAGAATTCCTTTTTATTTCTAAGCTAAATATTTTGTACGAGAAGCAACTTCTCACAACAACCTACGAAGATTCTTCCAGTTGGTGGAATGGTCTTTACATTTTAGTACTAAACAAAACAATTACGTAATTAATTTGGAGAATTATGGACACAGCAAGCCTGAAAGAAAATTTTGAGACTCAACTCAAAAATGCAAATGAACAAATTGCTCAACTAGAATCTGATTTGGAAAAAGCAAAAGAGTATCGCCTCAAGCTTCAAGGTGGACTTGAGACTCTAGCTCTTCTCAATCCTCCCGAAGAAGAAGCAACTGAAGCACCAGTTGAAGTAGCAGAGTGATCTTATAAATAGACGCCAACATCCCTACATGCTAAATACATGTAGGGATTTTTTGTAGGGCTTTACATGTCAGCATCAAAGCCAGCAACCAGAGAGGAGTTAAAGCAATACAGCCTCCGAGAGTTGGGCGCACCAGTATTAGAAATCAACGTCGATAATCAACAACTTGAAGATCGTATCGATGAGGCACTGCAGTTTTTCCAAGAACGTCACTTCGACGGTATGGAAAAAATGCATTTAAAACATGTATTAACATCTTCAGATATTACTCGTTTTAAATCAAACAACATCACACACACTGCTTCTAATGGTGATGTGTGGACAGAGAGAGGAAATTTTATTGAACTTCCAGACCATATTATTGGTGTAGAAAGAATCTTTGGTGTGACTTCAAGTAGTATTCGTGGTGACTTGTTTGGTATCGAATATCAAATTTTCTTGAATGATTTATACGCTTTTGGTTCTATTGATATTTTAAATTACTATATGGTTAAGTCATATATTGAAACTCTTGATATGGTTCTCAATACAGGTTCATTAATTCAATTTAGATTTACTAAAAGAAACGGTAAATTGTATATTGATTATGATCCAGCAATGTTAACCAAAGATAAAATTCTTATCATTGAATGTTATAGAGCTTTAGACCCAACAAATCTCGCAAAAATTTGGAATGACTTTTGGTTGAAGCGTTATACGACTGCTCTATTTAAACGTCAATGGGGGCAGAACCTCATCAAGTTTAATAATGTTCAATTACCTGGCGGTGTTTCTCTCAATGGTCGTCAAATCTATGAAGATGCTATCACAGAAATCAGAGACATCGAAGATAAAATG